AAAAATTCCAGTTAAGGTGCGCCTTATATCCCCGCCCTGAAGGGCGAGGCTTTACGGCGCGTCGGGTAAAGACGGTAAAAGCGTTTTTTTATCTTGTGGTCATCACTCCGATGGTGACACTCTTAATGTTTTTGATGCTATGCAAGTGTTTTGAGCAGGGCTTTTATGGATTTTTGGATTATTTTGTTGACGAATGGCACGAAGAGGATATCCCACGGCACATACGGCATTATGTCCATTTGTTTTGCCGGATAATACGGGAGTGAGCAAGGGCGGCATAGACCTTCGGGGATAGTAGGCTCCGCAACAGCCGGAGGAGGCGCATTATGCTGACTGAATCAGAAAAGCACTGGCTCGCATCGCGCGGCAAGAATCCCTACTGCAAGCATTGCTCTTGGGATGACAGATATTGCCTTTTCAACCGTTCATGCCCCCTGACTGTTGTCGACTACAGGGACGCCGCAGAATTCGAGGCTCGTGTGGGCATTCGTGCATCACTATATGGCTTTATGATGTCAAGGCATCCAGAATGGACAACATGGGGGGTACTCAAATTCGCCCGCCTTGCCGTCGAGGAGAGCATGGATTCAAATTTGTCCGCATAGTCCGCGTCCTGTACGGGCATTGCCTCCGCTTCCCTGCCATAGTGCCGGGAAGCGGAGGTTTTTTTATGGCAGACGGGCTTTTCCTGCCGGACGGCACATTCCAGCCCTTCAACGGGGCGGAGCTTTCAACGGAACTCGCCACGCGCGAAAACGCGGGCGTCATGTGGGCGGAACTGGAGGGCTGGCTGAACGTCCTGCCGGACCCGGACCCCGTGCTGCGCAAGCGCGGGGACGACGCCGCCGTGCTGGCGGACCTTTCCGCCGACGACCAAGTGACCACGGCCATGCTCTCGCGCAAGAACCGCGTGCTGAACTGCCCGCACTTCGCCCTGCGGGCCGGTGCGCCGGACGGCGAAGACCCCACGCCGGAGGCCGAGAACCTGTACCGGCGCTTCGCGCAGGACTTGGAACGCGCCAACCTGCGCAGCATCCTTTCCGCCATGCTGGACGCCCCGTTCCACGGCCTTGTGCCGCTGGAGCTGATATGGCGTCGCGCGGGCGACTGGTGGCACCTCATAGATGTCGTGGCCAAGCCGTTCCGCTGGTTCCGCTTCGACCAGAACAACAATCCCGTCTTTGTGGGGGCATACGGGGCCACGACCTATGAAACCGTCGCCCTCCCGCCCGGCAAGTTCGTATTCGTGACGCACTACGCCACCTATGACAACCCCTACGGAATGCGCCTGCTTTCCCGCTGCCTGTGGCCCGTGGCCTTCAAGCGGGGCGGGCTGACCTTCTACGCCCGTTTCGTGGAGCGCCACGGCCTGCCGTGGACCGTGGGCGAGGCCCCGGCGAAGGCAACGGCAACGGAAAAGCAGGACATGGCCCGCGCCCTCGCCCGCATGGTGCAGGACGCCGTTTCCGTCATCCCGCAGGGGGCCAAGGTGCAGCTCGTGAGCGCCGGGCAGACGCAGGGGGCGCTGCATGAGGAATTCCTTGCCCGGCAGGACAAGGCCATCAGCAAGGTGCTCATGGGCCAGACCCTCACCGTGGAGACCGAGGGCAAGAACAGCCTCGCGGCCACGGCGGCGCACAAGGACGTGGCCGACGACCTTGCCGACGCCGACAAGGCTATGGTGGTCGACGGCTGGAACGAAATCGCGTGGCTGTACGCGCAGGTCAACGCCGCGCCGGGCGTCATGGCCCCCATCGCCTCCTATGAGGAGCCGGAAGACCTCAACGCGCAGGCCGATCTGGACAAGAAGCTGACGCAGATCGGCGTGGCCTTCACGGCGGAGCATATCAAGGACGTGTACGGCCTCAAGGAAACGGAATTCACGATGGGCGACCCCGCGCCGGACGACGGCCCGGAGGCGGCAGGCGCTGAGTTTGCGGCACCGGCTGCAAAGAAGGCCACGCTGGCCGAAAAGGCGCAGGACCGTCTTGAGACGGCCATCGCCGCCATGCTGCCCAAGGCGCTCAAGGCCAGCGGCGAATTTGTCACGCAACTTGAGAACCGCATCCGCAAGGCCGGGAGCTTCGAGGAACTGGAGTCGGCGCTGGTCGACCTGCTGGCCCCGGCCATGACGCCGGACGCGCTGGAGAGCTTCATGGCCCGCGCCATGACGGCGGCGGCTGGGCATGGCGCGGCTGCCGTCAGCGCCGAGGTGGAGGCCGATGCCTAAAAAGCCCGCCGCCATTGAACTGCCGCCGTGGGAGGTCATCGCCGCCCCCGTGCCGCCTGACGCCGCCATTGAGTTCTGGAAGCAGCGGGCCAAGCTGACGGACGCGGAGGCCAAGGCTCTGGGGGAGCAGGCCATGCACCGGGCGTTCCACGTCACGGGGCTGGCGAAGCACGACCTCGTGCAGATGGTGAGCGACGGCATCCAGAAGGCGCTGGAAAACGGCGAGACTCTGCCGGAGTTCAAGACGCGCATCATGGCCGCCATCGAAGCCCAGGGCTGGCACGACCACCGCGTGGAAAACATCTTCCGCACCAACATGCAGACGGCCTACATGGCGGGCCGCTACAAGAAGATGCAGGCCGTCAAGGCTTCGCGTCCCTACTGGCAGTACATCGCGGTCATGGACAAGCGCGTGCGGCCAAGCCACGCCATCCTGCACGAGAAGGTCTACCCGGCTGACCACGAGTTCTGGACGAGCAACTACCCGCCGAACGGCTTTCGCTGCCGCTGCACGGTGCGCACGCTCTCCGAGCGGCAGGTGAAGGCGCAGGGGCTGACCGTGGAAAAGGAGATGCCCAAGGACGGGGTGTGGACGGACCCGAAGACGGGCATGGAGTATTTCGTCAATTTCCCCGGCGCGGACAAGGGATTCAGGAACAACCCCGGCAAGGAATGGGCGGACGCCGGGCTGGATCTCAAGAAGCACGGCTTGGCCACGGCCCCGCCCCTGCCGAAAAAGGAGCCGCTCACCCAGAAGAAGCTGGAGGCGGACATTTCCGCCGTCGAGACGCTCATCAAGGCCGCGCAGGACAAGCAGGCCGTGGCCGAACTGGAGGCGAAGAAGGCGGAACTGCAGGAGGTCCTGCAGAAGAAGAAGGTCTCGGTGGAAAAGAAGAAGCTGTCCGCGCAGGCCAAGAAGGTCGACGCGCAGATAAAGGCGTTCCCCGTAAAGACGTACTCCGGCATCTGGCTGGAAGACGTGACCACGGCGGACTGGAGCGCCAAGGCCGGGGCGATCCCGCACAAGAAGGCGTATTTTGAGGAGAAGCTGAAGGCCGGGGGCCTGACGCCGGAAGAGGCGGCGAAATTCGAGGGCTACCTCAACGACCTTGCCGAATTCGACGCCACGGGCAAGGCGCTGGACGACCTTCTGAAGAAGCAAAAAAATATTCAAAATTCCTTGTCGCTTTTGAAAAACGGTGGTAAGGATAGTCTTAACCCCTATTCCAAGGCCCGCAAGGATGCGGCGCTTTGGGCGCAGACGCCGCAGGAGGCGGACGCGGTGATGCGGGAGCGCACCGGCGAAATCTGGAGCAAGGCCAGCAAGGCGGAGAAGGACGCCCTGTACGCCTACACGCAGGGGGCAGGCGGCTTCAACCGCCCCCTGCGCGGCTACGAGGGGCGGTGGGACAACTTCAAGGGCGTGGGCAAGGTCGACCTGAACTACGAGGGCCGGGGAGAGGCCATCCGCCACATGACCGACGTCATCAACCGTTCGACCTATGACCGCGACATCTGGCTGCAGCGCGGCGTCGAAACCGTAGCGGGCGCGGCGGCGTTTCTTAAACTGCCGGAGGAGGCGCTTCGGAACTGGTCGCTGGCAGAATTGAAGGAGGCTCTGGAGGGGAAAGACAAGGATGATCCCGCCTTCTTCTCCTGCGGCAGCGCCAAGGGGCAGGGCTTCAGGGGCTTCATCTTTCGCATCTACTGCCCCAAAGGGACCAAGATGATATATGCCGAGCCGTTCAGCCATTTCGGTAACGGCGATAAACGGAAATGGAACGGAAAAAGTACGCAGGATTATTTCAGTTACGAGGATGAGACAATCATCCAGCGCGGGACGAAATTCAGGGTGCTCAAGGTGGAAAAGACGGCGGGCGGCAAACTGACGTTTGAACTTGAAGTCGTCGAGCAGATATGAGGCGGGGAACAGACATGAGCGGCAAGCGTCCAAGATGGGAAAGCGAGATGTGGAGCACGCAGGGGCCGAATGCGGTGGCCTGCGAAACGTGCCTGTTCCGTGCTTGCAAGATAGATGACGATCAGCTTGACAGGGCGGATACCGGGTGCTGCGAGATTTTTGAATATCCAGAAAGCAAGCCCAATGACGTTTACTTCGACGGTGCGCCCTGCGAGTTCTACGAAAAGGCGGACGACAAGCCCCTTTCGCTGGTTCTGGGCGTGGCCGTGGGCGACGCGCTGGGCGTGCCCGTGGAATTCCAGCGCCGGGGGACGTTCCGCGTCACCGGCATGCAGGGCTTCGGCACGCACAACCAGCCTCCGGGAACGTGGTCGGACGACACCTCGCTCACGCTGGCCTTGGCGGATGGCTTGCTTACGGATTCCCTCAATCTTGAGGGCATCGCACGCCGCTTTGCCGAATGGCATGACGAAGCCGCGTACACGCCGCACGGCAAGGTCTTTGACGTGGGCGGCACCACGGCGCGTGCCATTGAGCGGCTCAAGAAGGGCGTGCCCCCGGAGCGTGCCGGGGGCGCGGGCGAACGCGACAACGGCAACGGCAGCCTGATGCGGATCGCGCCGCTGACGTTCTACATGAGCGGGATGCGGAAAGCGGAGGAACGCTTCCGCATCGTCAAGGATGTCTCCTCCATCACGCATGCCCATGAATGGTCCGTGGCCGCCTGCTACATCTATGTCGAAATGCTGAACTACGTGCGCATGGGCCGCGCCAAGGACGCCGCCTATGAGGAAATGCGGGGGGATTTCCGGCGCGGCGTGCCCTTCATCAGCAAGGAAACGCTGCAGAAGTTCGACCGAATCCTCAAGGGCGACATCCGCGCCTTGCCGGAGAGCGCGATCCGAAGCGGCGGCTTTGTCATTGACACTCTGGAGGCGGCCCTCTGGTGCTTCCTGAATACGAACACCTACCGGGACGCCGTGCTGCGGGCGGTCAACCTTGGGGACGACACGGACACCACGGGCGCGGTGACGGGCGCTCTCGCCGGGCTGGCCTACGGGCTGGACGGCATTCCCAAGGAATGGCGGGAGCAGCTGGCGGCCTATGAGGAAGTGCGCCGCATCGCCGTCAGTATGCCCCGCTGGGATCTGTTCCGGCCCGTCACCTTGAGCTAAAATACTTCGCACCGTTCGCGCCCTTTCCGGGCAAAGCCTCCGTTTTCCTGTCACAGTGCAGGGGAACGGAGGCTTTTTTCATGCCTGACAAATGGATTGAGATCGCCCGGACGGGCACCTTCACGGACAGCGCGGGGCGGGAGCAGACCTTCACCCCGGCTGATCTGGACGCCATAGCCCGCGCCTACGACCCGAAAAGGCGGGACGCGCCGCTGGTCTTCGGCCATCCGAAAGGCGACGCGGCCCCGGCCTTCGGCTGGGCGGCCCGGCTCAAGGCGGAGGGGGGAAAATTGTTCGCACAGTTCGCGCACGTTCCAAGCACGGTGCGGGAACTGGTGGCAAAAGGGCATTACCGCCATGTGTCCATGTCCCTGATGCCGGACCGCGTGACCCTGCGGCATGTCGCGCTGCTGGGCGCGGCGCAGCCGGCCATCGACGGGCTTGAGGCGGTGGAGTTTTGCGGTTTTGCGCCTCCCGCGTCGGATGAGGCCATCACCGTGGATTTTTCCAACAGCACTCAAAACGGAGGAACACCCATGACACTGGAAGAGGCACAGCGCCGGATAGGCGAACTGGAAACGGAGCTTCGGCAGGCCAGGGCGGAGAACGCCACGCTGAAAAAGAAGGGCGAGGATGCCGAGAAAGGCAGGGCCGAGGCGGAAAAGGCCAGGGGCGACGCCGAGAAGGGCAAGGCCGAGGCCGAGAAGAAGGCTGCGGACACCGCCGCCGAGTTTTCCGCTTACAGAGGCAAGGTGGAGGGCGAACGGCGCGAGGCCCGCGTGGCCGCGCTGGTCGCTGCCGGGAAGCTGACGCCCGCCGAAAAGGCGGGCGTGCTGGACTTCGCCTCCAAGCTGGCGGCGCAGGGCGGCACGGTGGATTTCGCCGCGCCGGACGGCAGGACCGAGGCCGTGAGCCTTGAGGAACGCTACTTGCGCGAGCTGGAGGCCCGCCCCGTTGACGGGCGCTTCGCGGACTTTGCCGCGCCCCCGGCGCACGCCGCCGATTCCGCGCCGGTCTGGAACCCCGATGAAATGGTCAAGAAAATGTAGGAGCAGGCATCATGAATGAAGGCTATCTCGGAAAATTCGAGTTCAAGGGCGAACGTGCGGCCACGGATGACCACCCGGCCATCCTCAACTACCTGCCGCTGGACGCATCGGTTACGACCAAGGTGGAGGTGGGCACGCTGCTCAAGGCAGTGGAAGTGAAGGAAGGCGGCGTCGTGAAGGATGTGGCCTACGCCCCGCTGCTGTCCACGGATGCGGATGCCGCCCCGGTGGCGGTGGCCGATCTGCCCTGCGACCCCACGGGCGAAAAGCCCGAAACCAGCGTTTGCGCCGTGGTCCACGGCACGGTCAAGACGCGGCTCCTGCGCACCGGCGACGATGAAGCGCCCAGCGCCGTGCAGCTTGCGGCTCTGGCCCGGTCCGGCGTGTTCCCCGCCTAACAACCATCAGAAAGAGAGGAAAACAGAATGCTCGCGCAACTGAAAGGACTGTTCACGCCGGAGGCCATCGCCAAGGCGCTCGCCCCCCTCCCGCCGTTGGAAACGACGGTCATGGACAACCTGTTCAAGAACCGCCCCACGCACCCGCTGCCGGTCATCGGCGTGCAGGAACTGGTGAGCGTGGTCCAGACCGTGCCCGTGGTGCGGCGCGACGGCACGCCCATTTCGCTTGAGGGCGAATCCGTGTCCATGCAGTTCATCGCGCCCCTGCCGGTCAAGGTGAAAATCCCGGTGACGGCCAGCGAACTGAACGACCTCAAGGTCATCTTCGGCAATCAGGCCGCCGTTTCCGCATGGCGCACGCGCAAGGTGGACCAGATCCGCAAGGCCGTGCGCGACACCACGGAGGGGATGTGCGCCGTGGTGGCATCGACCGGCAAGCTGACGTGGCCGGTGGAGCTGGACGGCGGGCACCGGGAAACCTACGAGGTGGACTACGGCCCGCTGCTGTCCTTCACCCCTTCCGCCCTGCTGACGACCTCGTCCAAGCTGCCGGACGTCTACAAGCTGCTGCGCGGCATGGAGCTTGAGATCAAGAAGGGCGGCCTTGGCGGCAACGTGGAATTCTGGGCCGGTTCGGACGTGGTGGCCGTGCTGCTGGGCATCATCGAGCAGTACATGTCCACCACGGAGGGCAAGCCGTACCGCGTGGTCATGGAACAGGGCAGGATCGCGGTGGGCAACTACGTCATCCGCTTCATGGACGAGACGTATCCCTCCCCGCTGGACAAGAGCCAGTGGCTGCCCAAGCTGAATGCCAAGACCCTGCTCTGCGTGGCCACGAACCAGCAGGGCAACGTCTGGTACTGCGCCATCGACAGCATCAGCGCCAACAACGCCGCCGTGCCCCTGCACATCGTGCCCGTGGTGCGCGACGACGATTCCGGCATCATGCTCATCGGTCAGGCCAAGCCCCTGCCCGCGCGTCCCAGCAAGGCGACCTGCAAGGCCGTTGTGGTGGCCTAGCCCGAAAACGCCCATATCGCCCCGGAGAGCGATTTTTCCCTCCGGGGCGGGCGAAGGGGCGGGAAAAACTTTTAGACTATTCTAAAACTATTCCAAAACGCGAAATCGGGGGCATCCATGCTTCAGCCGTTGCGACGCAGGAAGCTACGGATGAAGACAGCAGGAGGTAACGCGATATGAGTACGCAACAATCGCTGTCGCTATCCGTAAGCCCGCTGGCGCGGGCAACGGCTACCGCGCTGCTCTGCACCAGCGACCACATCACAGACCTGCTCCACGCCAAGTATGTCGAGGCGTGCGAGAGGCAGAATCCGGGCATCGTGGATCGGACCATCGAAGCGGTTTCCGGGGAGGTGGGGGACGCGCTTTCCTACCGTTACCCGCAGCCGTGGCCGTTCGTTCCCGATCTGGTGCGCTACATCGCGGCGGTCATCAGCGCCTACCGCGTTGTGGAGGCCATCACCTCCCTCGTGGACAGCGAGGCAAGCTCCGACAACGAGTGGATACCGCTGCAGAAGCAGTGGAAACACGCCACGGAGCAGCTTGCCGCCATCGTTGCCGGGAAGCTGAAGCTGCCGCTGGAAGAGGCGCATCCCGACCGGGAGGACGCCAGCGTGGCCGTGATCGCCCGGCGTCCCCATTTTGACCTGCGGGGGCTGTGATCATGGCGGGCAAGACGGGCTGCTCCCTGAACTGGGGCGGCTTCGACAAGGCGCTGGGCAAGGCGGCGCAGAAGCTGAAGAACCGTCAGGAAATGATGGAAAGCGTGGGCGAGGCCCTCGTATCCGGCACCGTCAAGCGCTTCTCGGACGGGAAGGGGCCGGACGGCAAGGCGTGGCAGCCCTCCGAACGCGCCGCCGCGCAGGGCGGGCAGACGCTGGTGGACACGGGCCGCCTGCGGAATTCCGTGGACTACGCCGCCACGCCGGACAAGGTGATGGTGGGAACGAACCTTCCCTACGCCCTCATCCACCAGATGGGCGGCACCATCACCCCAAAGAACGCGACGCGCCTCGTATTCGACAAGCCCGGAGGGGGAAAGGCTTTCGCCAAGAAGGTGACCATCCCGGCCCGCCCCTTCATCGGCATTTCCAACGAGGACATGGAAGAGGCGAAGGCGACCATCGCGGCCTTCATGGCCGGGGCGTTCAAGGGGTAGGCCATGCAGGAATTCGTCACTGGCATCGTCACGGCGGCGGCCTTGTCCGCAGGCTTGCCGGAGGGCCGCGTCTTCGATCTGGCGAAGAAGGACAACCTCACGCAGGAAAGGCCGCGCATTGAGCTGCAATTCCTGCCGGAGCGCTACATGCGCAGCGGGCGGACGCTGCAGTTCCGGCGCACGGAAACGGAACAGATACGGAAACGGGAACTCTACACCGTGGAGCTGTCGGTTTCCGCGAACGTGCTTGCGGAGGACAGGGCTTGGCTTTCGGCCTTCTGCTACGCATTCGTGGCGGCCCTTCCGCGCGGGGCCAACGACGCGCGGGGCAACTGGGTGAGAATCCGGGCGGACCGCGCTGAGTTCGGGCGCAAGGCCCCGCCGCGCGTGGGCACGGAAAGCATAGAGGTTTTCACGCGGATCAACGAGCTGTTCAGCCTGACCTTCACTTGGCGCGTGACCGCCGAGGAGGCGGCGGGCCTGATTCCGCATTTCACCATCAACGTCAAGGAGTTTCGATATGTCGACCAAGGGCAAGACGAACACGGATAAGGACGCGCAGGCCAGCGCCCCGGAACAGGCTGCGGAAACCGCCGCGCAGGCTGCGGCCCCCGCACAGGAGGCGGCACCGGCCCCGGAGGCGGCTGGCGGCAAGGCCAAGGCGAAGGCGGCTGCGAAGGCCGAAGGGCCGGAACTGGAAAGCCTCGCCGCGCTGGCGGACAGGCACCGCGTCCCGGCATGGCAGGAGGCGGCCCTGTGCCGCTTCATGGGCTGGGCGGAAGGCAAGATGGTTTCCAACGCGGAGTATCTGGCCGCGCTGGGCAAGCTCAATTCCCGCCGTCTCGGCGGCGGGCGCATGGGGTAAGTCATGGGCGACGTGCTGCATTTTCTCATCGACGGATCATCCGGCATCGTGTCGGGCGGGGTGGACGGCAAGGCCATCGTGGCGGGCGTCTGCTCCAAGGGGCAGGTTGGCAAGGGATACCTCATCGGCAAGCGGACCGACATCGAATCCATGCTGGGCACCGGCCCTCTGGCGGACAGGGTCCGGGACATGCTGGTGACGGGCGGGCAGGAGCCGTACCTTGTGGCCGTGCCCGTGGCCGGGCAGCCGGGCGGCTACATATCGGGCGTCACCATGACCGGCACCGGCGTCACTGCCACGGTGTCCGGCTATCCGGCCCAGAACGCGGACGTGGTGGTGCGCGTGGCGGAGGGCGGGGCCATCGGCACGGCCACGCTGGAAGTGTCCGTGGACGGCGGCGCGACCTACGGCGCGGCAAGCGCCTCCGCCGTGCAGAACCCCATCAGCAAGGGCGGGGAAGCCACGGGGGCCACGCTGGTTTTCGCGGCGGACGCCGTGCTGGATGCGGGCGCGACCTACGCCTTCACCGTGCGCTGCCCCGTGGGGCCGGTGTACCGCGTAGGCGAGACGGCAAGCCCCCTGCCGGGCGTGACGGCGCTTTCCTCCGGCGTGCTGGCCGGGGCGGAGCTGGTCATCCGCATCGTGAAGGGCGGCGGGCGCAACGAGGGCACCTACCAGCTTTCCACGGACGGCGGGGACAACTACGGGCAGATCCGCACCATTCCCGCCAACGGCGTGCTGGATCTCGCCGGATTCGGCGTGCGCGTGGAGTTTCCCGAAGGGACGTACACGGCTGGGACAACCTACACCTGCCGCCTGCTGGCCCCCACGCCCTCCATCGTGGCGGTGCTGGAAGCGCTGGAAAGCCCGCTCGCCATCTACGACATTGAGTTCGTGCATGTGGTGGGCGCGTCGGATTCCGTGGACTGGGCGGCGGCGCAGGGCAAGGCCGAGGAGCTGTGGAACCACCAGCGGCCCACCTACTTCAAGATGGAGGCCCGCCTGCCCTATGACGGGGAGGACCTGAACGACTACACCGCCGCGCTGCTGGCCGAGCGGCAGGACGGAGCCTACCGCTTCGTGACCGTGTGCTGCCAGTACGGCGAAATCACGGACAGCACGGGGGCCACGCGCCTCCGCAACGCGGCGGGCCTGCAATCCGGGCGCGTCATGGCCATCCCCGTGCAGCGTGCCACGGGGCGCTTCAAGGACGGCCCCGTGTCGCAGCTGGCCCTGCCCTACGGCTGGGAGGCCGTGCAGACCACGCTGGAGGACGCGGGCTTCATCACGGCCAAGAAGTACGCGGGGGCCGAGGGGACGTACTGGGGCGATTCCCGCACCTTGGCGGAGAGCAATTCCGACTTCCGCTACGAGGAGGTGCTGCGCACCGTGTTCAAGGGCGTTCGACTGACGCGGCAGGCGGCGCTCAAGAGCATGTACGACGAGGCGGGCGATCCCCTCCGCGTCAACAGCAAGGGCGGGCTGGCCTACCTCAAGGCCAATCTGGAGAACGCGCTGGACGTGATGGTGAAGGCCGGGGAGCTGGCGGGCTATGTGGTGGACATCCCCGCCGGGCAGGACATCACCAACAACGGCGTGTCGGTGGAAATCACCTACATCGGCATTCCCATCATCCGCGAAATCAAGCTGTACAACCGCTACGTCTATGCCGGTTCCACCTTCGACCCGCGCATGGACGACGCGGCATAGGGAGGGCCGCATGAACAGCACCATCATTTCACGGCGTCAGTTTCCCAGTTCGGAGGTGACGCCCACGCCCTTCATCAGCGCCCCGGAGAAGCTGGCCACGATGCCGGGGTAGTTGTCCATGTCGGCCAGCAGACGCTCCTTGTCGTCGGGATGCGCCGTGGAAAGAAGCAGGTTGCGGGCGGCCTGCGTGGAATCCTTGGTCACGGTGTCCTGCATCCTTTTGACCTCAAGTTTCGTAGGCTTGGCGAAGCGGTAGGAAAGCTGCACCTCCGCGTTTTCCCATGCGTCGGTGAATGAATGCTTGAACTCCGCGTACTTCCGTTCTGTTGCGTTTGCCGTTTTCTCCATGTCGTTTTCTCCTGTTTGCGCCGAGCACCATGCGCGGACCGTTGTGACGAAGGAAGCTACGGGCCGCGACAGCAGCATCTCCGGCTGAACTGTCGCGTGTCCCGTTGCTGTCGCTATCCGTAAGCGGGGAAGCCCCGCTAACGGCTACCGCTGCCCGGCCTCCTAACCGTAGGCCACAAACACGAAACGCGCCCGTAATGGGCGCGTTCCATGCGGACAATTTTTCCCCCGGCCTAGATTTCGGTCTGGATGTCCCGTTTGGCGGGCACGCCGTTCCAGAGGATGGGGGAAAGGATGATGAACTCGCAGGACACGGGGCTGGCGTTGTCGTCCCCCTGCGAAGCGCCGCCGCCGCTCTGCTTGGTGATCTTGCAGCTTTTCAGCGTGTCCGTGACCACGCCCATGTCGTTGTTGGCGTAGTTCACCACGATGGTGAACGGCTCATGGTCGTAGATGCCGCCGCCGTTGGCGGTCAGCTCCCTCTTCAGCTTCTCCCACTCGTCGCGGTCCAGAACCATGCTGCCCGTCGCCTCGTAGTTGCCGCGACCATAGGCGCGGGGCAGGCTGCCCTTGCCGTAGCGGGCCGTCACATCCTGCCCGTCCTCGTACTTGATCTCCGTGATGCCCGCCGCGTCGCCGTGCGGCAGGGTCACGGTTATGTCCTCCCAATCGTAGCCACGTCCGTTGACAGACATCAGTCGTCCTCCACCCAGCCCTGCTGTTCCGTGAAGAGCATCCCCACGGCGGTGAGCCGGAAATAATGCTTGCGGTAGCGTTCGAGGTGGCCCATTTCCAAGCCGAAAGCCAGCGCCGCCTCAAGCTGATTGGGGGCGGCGAAATTGAGCAGGTCCTCCCGTCCGAAATAGCTGCGCGGATTCTCCACGCGCTGCCGATACAGAAAAGCGTACACCTGACGCCGTGAAATGATGGTGCTGTTCATGCGGCCCTCCCTATGCCGCGTCGTCCATGCGC